GCAAAATCCTCCATCGAACCCACGCCCATACCCACCGTGCGCGTGAGCACGTCACTGGCGTAACTCGCATCATCCGCTGCGAATGAATAGGAGTTCATGATGCTGATCAGCGCGCTGGTCGTGGTGCCCAGCGCCGCCGCGCCCGCCTCGGAGGTTTTAATTGAGGCTTGTAGAATAGCCATGTGCGAGTTGGCGTCTGCCACCCCGCCCACAATATCATAAAACGCTTCGGCGGCGGCCTGGGGTCCGGCGCGTGAATTGGCCCCGATAAGCAAAATATCATCCGACAGCGTTGTTACCTGGTCATCCGTCGCGCCCAGCACCGCCTGGACGTTCGTCATCGACTCCTGGAAGACTGACGCCTCGTTCGTCGCGCTGGTGAGCGCCGCCGTGACCGGAGCCAGGGCCAGGCCGAGCATGGCCCCGCCGCGGAGCAGGCCGCCCGCCACCTTATCAAAGGTCCCGGTAATTTTGCCGAGCACGCCCTCGACTACGCTGGACGCGTTATCGGTTCCCTTGATGATCAGTTCGATGACGTTGGTGTTCACGTTGTGCGCCTTTGCGCTTCCCTTTTTTAGGTTTTCGGCTGCCCTTGCGCAGCTCATCAACTTCGATTTCGACATTTCGCAGCGCCAGATGCAGGTTCACTGTGGCTGCGTCTTCCTGATCAAGCTCACTCGGACGGCAGTGATAAATGTCGCGGCATAAGATTAGATCGACCCACTCCTGCGGTGGCCCATCCCCGCCGCCCGTCCAGAGATAGGCGCGGAGCCGATCCTCTATTTTTTTTGGTCTGCCGGGCTGCCGTTCATCGCGTTGCCCAAAAAATTAATTTCCTGGGCTGTCAGCCGGTTCAGTACATCCGGGTCATCTTTGGGCAGTGGGAGCGGATTCCCGTCATCATCCACCCAATCCCAATCAAAGACGTGTTCGATCAGAAGTTGGTCGTTTTTGGCAACCTTCTCTTCTTCACTCATGCCATTCATTGACTTGCGCAGCAGCTTCGCTTCCCCATACAGCACGGCGCGCACTTTGACGAAGCTGCCCTCGCCCTGCACCTCATCCGACTTAACTGTGAAAATGGCCTGTCGTTTAGCCATTCGGCGTCCCTTTCTCCACACCAACCACACAATCCATACGAATAACAGAAGGAGCCATCCAACGGCGGATCGGTCCGTTATGATGATCAGCAAACCCGCCGTCATATGGGCTTGTTAAACCGAAATCGTGGCGTGGCTGACGGCCCCATTCGGCTTCAGCGTGGCCGTGCCCATCACCACCTCGTCCGCACCCGCATCAAATGGCATATTGAGGTCCGCCAGGACAAATTCTCCGGTGAACCGGTCACTGCCGACACTGGAGTCGGGCACGTCAAACTGGCAGCTGCGCGGGCTGTCATTGCCGCCGTGGTACCAGTCCTTCAACAGGTCGTAGGATTCATCGGCGGTGGTGG